AGATCCGCTAGCTGAATCAATGTCACGAACACACAACCTGTTTGTCGCGTTTCTGGACAATGAAGAGATGAATGGGTTAGCGGGGATTCCAACTCGCCGGGCAATGGAAGGGATATCGAAGAGATTCAAAAATAAGAAAGGAGATCCGCGAGCATCTTTCGTTGACACTGGAAACTATCAGGCTTCAATGCGTGCCTGGGTAAGCGGGGTGCTGAATGCCTTCCCTAAGTGAACTCCAAAAAACAGCACAGACAGAGCTTAATTCCGCTTTGATTCAGGGGCTTGATGATATCAGTCGATCTGAGGTCGTCACATTTACAAAATATATTAGAAAGGTTCTTCCTCTGGATGGGTTTGTTTTCTGGGTGAAAGCGTCAATTTTGACTGATGACCCAGATCCTGAGCCAGACACAGTAGATGTAAAAGGCTACCTGCACTTAACAACCGAAACCATTCAGGATGATGAGCAGCTTTACGACCGAAACGTAGTGACATTCACTGCTCAGTCGGATATTGACCCATTTAATGACATTGGTTCTGATGTGCTCTACATCGGTGAGTTTTACGGAATACAGTTCTCTTTCTCTCGGCGAACCGGCCTGAATGAGCCAGCTAACCTGTATCACTACACTGGCGAAGCTGTATACCCGCATATGCGCTCGCAGATTATCAACTCTGCTGATGATATAGATTTAACTGATGTGGTTGTCTCTAGTTCCCTGCCCATCTGGTTGGGGCTAAATCAGTACATGCCAATGTATCCAGCGATGCTATCAATCCAGAACCTTTCACCACCATTTGCAACCGTCAGGTGTAGTAATGCAGCGCCTATTGCTGGCGCATTCTATCTGGATGAAAAGAGCAATCAATACCAGCTTGTATCGGAAGATGTAACCATTTCAGTGACCGGGTTGCGTAATGCTGCAATAGAGGACTTCCTTCGCTACATGCAGCAATACACGATAAGCGATGACGCTGAAATGGGAATTATGAATATTCCTGTCGTTCAAGATGAGCGCGTAACGCAGAACGAACTAAACGTTATTGCTATGCGTAAAACCATCAAATTCAAGATCAACTATTACCAGCAACGGATGAGGAATGTCGCCCGTAAGTTGGTTATTTCTGTAATCCCGTCCATTTATCCGGAGAAATAATTAAATGGCAATTGTTAATATTAACGTATCGGTGACCAATCCACCGAAGCCGTCGCAACTGCTTAAGTCCGGGGCGATGATTTCCATGGGCGGGACCACGCTAAATCCAGGCGAGTACCAGTTGCTGACATCTAAGTCTGATTTAGCAACCATTCTAAAGCCAGCAAAAGCGATTGCCACCATTGCATGGGATGCAAGCGTAGTGACAGTTACGCTTTCAGCAGCTCATGGCTGGACAATTGGCGATCAGGTTCCTGTGTTAGTTTCAGGCGTTACCCCAGCCGGATATAACGGTGCATTTACTGCCACGGTAACCACATCAACTGCCTTCACCTATCCATTATCGGTTAGTCCTGGCGTAGCCACGGTTATGGGTTCAGTGAGAACTGTCGTGTCGAATGAAATTACCCAGATGAATGCTTCATATTGGGCGCAGGGAACTAACCGAGCAGTATTTGTACTGGAGCTTGGTGATGTATCCATGGAGAACGGTGTTGCGGCCCTGTCGACCTTTATTGATGAAGATATTTCTCTGGGTAACACATACCAGAAATTCTTCTCTTATCTGGTGCCGCGCGAGTGGGATGAGCAGGAGACATTTAAAGACCTAACCGGTCAGTATACGTCACCGAGTTCACTGGTTTATTTCTTTGTCACAACCACTATTGGCACTTATTCCGCCTGGGTTGCAACGAAGAACAAGACTGTATTCGCCGGTGTTGAAGCGCCAAATATTCCAGCAACAGAGTTTTCTATGGCTGGGCCATTCCAGTCGTCTCTATCGAATGATCCTGGGTCATCAAACATGGTACCGCCTATGGCTTACCGGTTCATGTACGGTGCAAGTGAGTATCCAGTGAGTGGCAATGGTACGCTGCTGAGCACACTTAAAGAGAACAGCATCAACTACATTGGCACAGCGGCAGAAGGTGGGCTTAGCAACAAAATGCTGGTCGCTGGGCACATGCTGGACGGCAACCCATTCAACTATTGGTACTCAGTGGCATGGACAGCAATAAATCTTGAGCTTGACCTGGCTAACGAAGTTATCAACGGCTCCAACACCTCAACTAACCCTCTTTATTATGAGCAGGTTGGTATTGACCGCCTCCAGAATCGCGCACTAAAAACGCTACGCAATGGTATCAGCTATGGGTTAATCCTTGGTCGAGTTATTGGAACCAAACTTATTCAAACTGACTTTAATGCTGAATATGAGAAAGGCAGCTATGCGGGCAATGCTGTGATTAACGCCGTGCCATTCAGTAATTACACAAGCCTGAATCCTTCTGATTATCAGGACGGTAAATATAACGGGCTAAGCGCTGTTATGACACCTCGTCGTGGATTCGAGTCAATCACGTTTAACTTGAACGTAACCAATTTTGTAGGGGCATAAAAAATGGCAAACCCGTTAGTACCACAGGGATTTCTTAACCGCGTTCGTGGAGCGGTTTCCGTAACTGGCGATCCGTCTCTGAATGTTACAGCGTCATTTCTTGGCAAGGAAGGTATTAGCTTGCGTCCTGATGGACCAGCAACCGATATCTTGCCAACAATGACAGGCACGGTAGGCAGCCAAGCCCCATATCAGCAAGTTACGTTAACGGTTCACTTGCTTAAAACTCAATCGCTTGCTGCTGCATATCAAAATCGCTTTGCGACCGATACATCGCTTGGGGAAATTGTAGTTACCCCAGATGCCAATACTTTTGGGAATTACACCGTTCTTAACAGTTATTTAGTTAATTTCAACGAAATAACCATGAACGGCATGGATCCTGGCTATGTGGCCACAATTTCTGGCTACATAATTACCAACGACAATATGTGGGTGTAATTCGTGAGAATTGACAAAAATCTTAATCTGGTTAGCACCATCAGCCGAGATGGTGGAAATCCTGTTTATATTCATGTTACCCCATTCCCTTATGAGGTCGTTGAAGAGAACTGCTTACTACTTGGTAACATGTTTTCAAACTTCATCTCTCAAGTTGGCGGTCTGGGGTCAGCTCGCATTGCCGCCATGATGCTACGGAAAAAACTCAAGCAGGAGCAAGAGTTGAGTGGATCGTCTGGCCCGACGATTGTTGATGACATTCAACGCTTAACCACTGTCATTTATAACGACAACGGCGAGTGGAAGTCATCACCGTTTGATGCCGCGATGAAGAATGGTGTTATCACCGCTGATGAGTATCGAGACACTGAAGGTGAAATAGTTTTTTTTATGGTGTCATCTGCTATTCAGAAGAGGGAACTGATAGCCCCAACAGTGGGGACGGTGATCAGCATGTACGGTGGGCAACTAACATCATCAAACGCTATGGAATTCCGCGCTTCCTTGCTGAAGTCGAATCAGGCTACAGATACCCAACCCCCGAGTGCCGAGCAGGAAACTTCATTTATACCCTCTTAGATTGGGCTGCGAATGAGGGTTTCTGGCGTGTTATCCGGGAAACCACTGGGGAAGAATTCCTCAGTCCTGCTCAATATCGCCAGCGCTTCTTAATCGCGGCACTCAAAGAAAGAGGCTTTTTCAATGGCAGCTAAGTCAATCATTGATATTGATGTAAATGACGACAAATTCCAGTCATTTATGGAGAAATTCAACGAGTATCAGGCCGCCCTTGATGACCTCCCTGAAGCATGGAGAGGGGTGGCTCAAGGGATTGGCGACACTGAGAAAGAGACTGCAAAAGCGCGCTCAGAGTTGGAGGGTGTTGCAAAATCTTTCTCCGATGGCGCTGCTGCTATTCTGTCGATAAATAGCGGACTTGACCGGTTAAACGATAGCCTTGATAAAGCCAATAAAAACCAGTCTGGATTTAACAAAAATGCGAGCGCGGCAAAGAAATTCCTGAGTGGCGCTACGAAAGATGCAAAATCGCTGGCTGGTCATATCAAGGATGCAACCACAAGTTTAATTTCATGGACTAGCATCCTTGGTTTGTTTTCTGGGCTGATCGGGGCCGGTGGTCTATTCGGTATTAATCGACTGGCCTCCGGTGCCGCATCGCAGAGATTTACAACACTTGGATTAGGAACCACGTCTGGTGGACTTGATTCTACTGCTATCAACTATCAGAGAGCACTAAGCAATCCAACGGGTACCCTTGGTGCTATTCGTGACTCACAGCTTGATCTAAGCAAGCGCTGGCAGTTCCAGGCGATGGGGATTAACAATCCAGATCAGGACCCTGCAAAACTGCTTCCGCAGATGATACGTAATGCTCGCGATATCTTTGTTAAAAATGGCAGCAATCTTCAAGGGGCTGAGGCCCACGGACTGACAAACTTTTTCACCCTCGATGATCTGAATCGCTTTAAAAATATGAGCGATGCAGAAATTGATTCGATGGAAAAAAGGGCCGCTCAGGACAGCAAACAACTACAACTAAGCGATCAGATTCAAAAGCAGTGGACTGATTTTAATGTCCAGTTGCAACGCAGTGGTTACAGCATAGAGAACTCATTTATTCGTGGGCTTGCCCCTTTAGCGCCACAGTTAACCAGGTTGTCTGATTCTGTTTCCGGGATGATTGATTCATTTCTTAAATCACCAGAATTGGGGAAATGGATTGATGGACTCTCACAAGGAATACAGAAGTTTGGAGAATACCTAGCATCACCATCATTTCGAACTGACATCGATAGTTTCATGAAGTCAATCAGAGATATGGGGCTGACTGTCGATAATGTGATTCGTTTTTTAAATGGAACAACACTGAATGGATGGAATGATTCAGTAGCGGATAGCGCTAACTCATCGGCAAAATGGGTTAAAGAAAAAACTGGTTTTGATCCGCAAACTGTTGGCCCAGCAATTAAAGATTTATTCAGTATTGGATCTAAAAAAATAAAGGACTGGTATTCAGGTGGGAGCATTACTCCAGTTGACCCAACCCCTGCCGATGTCACTGCCAAGGGCCGTACAATAGCCGATCGCTTTAACAACCCTGGGAATTTACGCTGGGCTGAAGGATATGGAACGCACAACACCAAAAGTGGAAAGTTTGCCGTATTCCCAACCCTTGATGAGGGCGTTCTGGCAGC